CTAACAATTTCACGATTGATTTCAGCCAAAATTTCAGTTGACAAAATATTCGACAACTCAGTTTCAGCATCCAGACCGTGGATTGCTTTCAAGTCCTGGGCAAGTTCCATTGAGTATTCGGCTTTTAGCGCACGTGAAAGAGCAGTAACTTGTTGTCTTTCAATGCTGAATCCCATCTCAGGGAAGATTGCTGTGGAGTTAGAACCAGCCGCTTCAAGACCAAAACGAGTAATACCACCTGCATGATTATAGGTTGAATTACCTGCACCGTTTGATGCAACCGGAATGGTTCCAATATTATTGGCGGCACCACCAACAACAGTGTTAGAAGCAAAACTAGAACCAACAGTGTTGGCGGCAGTGTTTGCTCCACCACGTGCTGAGTGAGCGGTGTTGGCTTCGTTATAGAATGCCTCTGTACCAGAGTAGGTGTTGCCTGGAGCACCCACATAACGAGACCGCATCGCAAACACCAATCCGGTAGGACCAGTCATTTGCTGAACGCCACACAGGTCATAAGCAATCAGGTTAGGCATTGCTCGACGAAGCAAAGAAATCAGGATAGGATCAAAGGTGTCAATGGCTCCATCCCCATGTGTCGAAGAAGATGCACTCATGCTGTTTGTTGGTACAGCTTCCGACAATAGGAACTGAGAGTGATCTTGATAGACCTTCAATTCACGTTCGGTATTTTCCAACATACAAGCCGTTACGGCTCGACGATGTGGGTCCTTGATTGGAGGCAAATCAGGATGATCAATAATTTCTGCCCACTTCTGCTGGACCGCTTCGGTTTGATAGGGTTGGTTCATAATTTTATACTCCCTGTTTCTTTTTATTTTTTAGAGCGTTTATTTATTTATGTTTTTCTGTAACTTATACCTGCCGTAGTGATCGTGAAATCGCCTGGGCATAACTTTTCATTTGTGGTGAAGAATATTTCTTTGGCTCGGTTGGAGCATTATCAGGATCGACTTGTTCCATGGATTCAACAATAGTTTTCTTTGCTGTTCCTTTGACGAAGTTGGATTCCTTGATGACCGTGGCTTTTTTAGTAAATGATTCCACATCATCGGCTTCAATGTTCTCAACCAATTCTCGCAATTTTTCTGATTCAACCAAGGTCAGACCTTCACAAACTTTTTCAATAGCCTCGGCCTTTTCATGCTCAGAAACTACTTGAGACAATGCGGCATTCTCAGTCAGAGCATCATTTAAACGACTTTCCAGTTCTTCAATTTTAGCTGCCATGGTATCGACAACTTCAACTTGTTCCTCTGGAATGTTGATTGAATGATCAACAAACAATTGACGTAGACCCGCAATAAATTCAGTGGTCATTTCATTGCGTAGAGCAGATTCGATGGCGACTTCATTTTCTTTCATCCACTCAGTGGCGGCATAGTCCAAATACTGATCGACTGTACCGACAAGTTCTTCGCTGATTTCATTCAGGTCAACTTCAAGAGCATTGTTGTATGCTTCAGTTAGTTCAACCTGAATACCAGCCACCCGAGCTTCGACTGCGGCTTCAAATAGTGTTGCAGCCTGGGTCTTGAATTCTTCGGTCAGACCTTCCTGACCATCCAGCATGGTTTCCACATCTTGTTTGATGGCTTCTTTGACATTTGATGAAATATGAGAGGCAGCGGAAGGATGTGTCGCAAGTGTTCCTTTATTGTGACCTGAGTTGTCTCCGACACCCATGCCATGACCAACTTTATCATGATATGCCATCATTGAATTAAAATGTTTGACCAAATCTTCGTCTTTGGCAGCATGTGCCGCTCCGATCATCTGAGCAATCATTTCAACTCGACTTTTTGCATCATTAATTCCTTTGGCTCCAGGATGCAAAGTTGATGCCGCTGCTGTTGAAGAATCGGTTTTTACTGGATCACCGCTTTCATCAACTTGAGCGTTTTCTTTAATCATTTTCTTGGCCATGAATTTAATCTCCCTTTTTCTTATAGTTTATTTATGTTTATTGGCACTTAAAGATTGCAAAAATTGCTCAAATAATCGTATTTTATTATTTTCAATATCCTTAACCGACATGGTTTTTAGTTCTTTTTTTGTTCGGTCCAAGGTTTGTTCCACCCACACACTGGAAGTGTTGTCCCAGATATAGCTGCGGCCTTCGAATAATCCAGCCACAAAGGCATCCGGAGCCGATGGATCAGCCACAACATCAATGGCCAGCAATCGAAGATCATCCTGTACCTCGTTGATGCCATCTTTTAGTGGCTTTAGGGAACCCAAAGCCCGAGTGGAAACACCCAGTTTGACACCATCTGAAATCAAGCCCGAGACAATTTTTCCCATGGGAGTATTGGTGACTAGAGCCTTACCCATGAAGTTATTGCCGTCTCGATTAAGTTCTTTGATTGAAAGACAGACCCGATCCAAATTAATATTTGGTCCCTGGGGATGACCCAATTCACCCACGGCTCGATTGGTCTGGACGTTCTCGGTCTTGTATCGATTAATTTCTTTTTCCAGGATTGGCATTCGATAAATGCGTTTATTGCGGTTGGCTATTTCAGCCTGGGCAAAAGGACCGGTCAGATATAATGAAGCAGTCCCTTCTTTATCTTCTTTTAGATACTGGATATCTTCGGTTAATTCTTGTAAAAATTTCATGTTCATTTTAACTTATACTTCCTCTACTGACCGAGACCCCGACCAAAGCTGACGCCACGTTTGATTCCAAAGTATCAGATGCACTTTTCTCAATAAACAATTCGGAGTTATTGTTGGCGACCCACACTGTTCCCAAAATAGTGTTGGCGGCGTTTCGAATAGTTACCAATCCAACTGTGGTTCCAGTATTTAGAATACGAATCATACGACCAGAATTAAAAGTGCTGGCAGTTGAATTACATACAAAAGTATTGGCTAAAGCTTTAACGACTGTCATGTTTCCCATTTCTTTCCTTGGGCTCTATTTTGCCCAATCATTCTATTGACCATTTTCCCCCATAATTTAGTTGTTTCACCTTTAGGATTGTTAACATTGGCTGATTGTTTTTGAAATTCTTTATCTTTTTTACGATAATCTTTTTTAGATGCTCGAATATAAGATTTTTTTAATGTGTCAGAGATTTCGTTGACTGTTTCTTCTTTTTGATGTGAAAGAAAATCATAATCAAGTTCTTTGGCAACAGCATCACGTCCAGATTTTGCGGCTCGTTTGGCATCTCGACGATTGCGTAATATTTTAGATACTGCTTTGATATCATCCCCGAGTGAAGCAAGAATCGCTCCGGAAAGTCCGGCTCCGGCAATGGCTCCAGGAATACCCCCTATTGCTGCTCCTAATCCGGCCCCGGCTGCAACTCCACCAATTATTCGATTTCTGCTTAATCGTTTTGTATCATATTCTGGATCGGCGGCTCTCTTTGTTGCTCGATTTATCATGTAGCCTCCGACAAGACCAGCAGTGGCCCCACCAAGTAATGCATTTCTGACAGGGTGTCCTTGCATTGCGCGTTCAGCGGCAACTCGATCATAGGCACTTTCAAATTCATGCTCGTTCATTTTTTTTTTACTCTTGCCGACTATCTTTTTGGTGGCTGTTTGAATCAAACTTGGAGATTTCTTGTTTTTATCTTGCATTTTTTTGGCATCACGTTTGAAATCATCTACCCATTTTTTTGGATGACAATCATCTCCACCACTTTCTCCAATGGCTTTGCTCATTTCTCTATAATGAGTTGTTTTAACGGGTTTGTGTTCTTGACCAATGGCCTTGTTGATGGCCTTGTCCATTTCTCGATAATGAGTGCTGACACCACCATTACTTTTTTGGCCTTTTTGAACCTTCACTCCCACTCCGCTGAAATTTCCCCCCCAGGTCGGTACTTTTTTTTTAAACTCGGCCTTATTCCAATCTGAACCTCTACTCTCTTTTATTTCTTCTTCATTCCATTTTGAACCAAGACCGTGGTCATCTTTTTTTGATTTTTTTTTAGCTTTGAGAGGATCATGGATTTTGTGTTTGACATTGGGCAATTCTTGTCTTTTTTTAGTTGTGGGTTGTTTTCCCCATTCTGAACCAAGGTCATTATCCAAACTTGAGTCCTTGTGATACTCCATCAGAACATAAGTAATCACATCATCCAGGTCTTCATCGGGATTATCCAGATAGGTCTCAATAACTTGTTTGGTGAAATCGAATAAGTTAATAGCTTCGGTGGGATTGACCATATTTTTGATTTGCAGAGCCGGTTCAATGGTTCGCACTGCCGGATATAAACGAATATCACCATAACCATATGAATCTTTGGGAGATGATTCGACTGAGGCGCTATTGGCATAACTCTTACGAGGCGAGACCTTTACCTTTGAGGCATTAAAAACATCATCACCATTGCCATTGGCATCCATGGTCTTCAGAACCTTGTGCTTACGCGCAAAATCTTTTTCGACACCGGGATGGATGTAATCAACAGAAGGATTTTCAATTGTGACTTGACGAAGGGCTTTTGCCATGTTTATTTCTTCTTCTTTTTTTCAGATTCTTCTTTTTCTTCTTTTTCTTTTTTTTCTCTTGATAGTTTTTTATCTAAAGCCTTATATTGTCCCCAACTTTCTTTATTAACTTCTGGTTCTTCCAAAGGAAGTTCGGGTTCATCTTTAGGTTCATCTTCTTCTTCTGTTTCTTGGCCTTCGGGAGCACCAAACAACGCATCTGACAATTCTAGTTTCTTGTTGGCAACCAACTCGGAAATTTTATTTTTCATCAGGGTATCAAAAGTGGAAACAAATTCGGCGGGTTTCTTGTCAATGACATTCTGAAATAGGTCCTTAGTCTCGATAATTTCTTTATCTTCGATCATTTTTTTGGCGACTTTGTTGATGCCTTTTACTCGGTTGCCAAATTTTCTGTTTGACATTTGAAAACTATTTGACAAATCCTTGGTAGCTTTATCAGCATAACGATTGGCTAGTCCTTTTGAAATTTCATTGACTTGACTCATGTTTTCTTCTTCCTCTCTTGTTAATCTATTTACTGCTCTATCAATTCCTTTTGCGCGTTTACTACCTTGTTTAGTAGTTTCTCCCTTTTTAATATCTACTTTGTATTTGGCAGCTTTAATATATCGTCCAGCAAGTCCTTTTGAGATTTCATTGACTGGTTGACTCATTTTTTTCCTCCATTGGGTCAAATATTTATAGAATATTATTCGGTAATGTCACCAACCATACCAGTATTCCCAACAACAATGTTGATTGTTCCATCTTGGTAGGTCACGACGTATATAACTTGGTATGTGTTCATTATTAAGAACCAACACGTTTCCTGAGCTTATTTTCAACCAAAACTCCCCGATAAAAACACTTGGTTTATTATCCCGCTGTTGATAAAGTCTAATCTTGTCTCCACTCCATGGAACTCGATGTAGTAGAATATCAAAAAGCATTAAGTTCCCTTTGAAAGAATTTTGGCGACAGACTTAAAGTTTCCCTTGGGGGAAGTCTTTGAGACCGGAGCCGGTTGTTTTTTATTTTGTGAGGCATCGGGCTGCTTGGTTTTCTTTTTGGGCGCAGGAGCAGGTTTGGAACCACCATTGGGTTTACCACCACCACCTCCTCCTGGTGGTTGTTGTTGCATCATTGGATTGCCAAATGAGCCATCATCGGCCACCACGGCCGGATTGTTTGGATCGTCTTGTTGATCCCCGCCCATTGGCTGGGCATACTGTGGATTGTCCTGTTCTTCAAGAATCTCCATATCCATTTCTTTGATTTCTTCGTCATTTTGTCGCAGAACATTTTTACGCATCCAAGTATTGCTGTAGTATCGACCAATGAATGGCATGATTTGCATGGCAATTTCAATTCGGGACATCATGATTTGTTGTTCCTTGCCTTCCAGGAAGTAGTTGTCCTTGACAAAATCATACTTCAAAAATCGAGAGACCTTTTCAAAGTCCTCAATCGACATGACCTGTTTCAGGACAAGTTGTTTTTCCAAAACCTTGGTAAACAACTGGGCAAAGCGAACTCGCATTCGATCAATGAATTTACCAAACTTGACTTCATCTCGGGTAATCTGGGTCGCCACCGAATCGGAATAAATATTATCGGGATCAAGACGGTTGATAGGAACATGCAAAGAATTATAAAGTCGTTTCTGAAAAAATAAAATATCATCAAGTTGATTGAAAGCGGCACCGGGTGGCAGAACATCGACCTTGGTTCCCTTGCCGTCACGTTGCGGCAACCAGTAATCTTCCAACATGGTGATGAATTTGCGGTCGTTTTGAATCTCCCCAGTGACGGCATCATAATTAAGTTTATTCTTATGCTTGGTCATAATATCTTTGACGTACTGCTCGGCCTTCAACTTCGGCAGATTGCCAACGTCAATGTACCAGATGCGCCGCTCCGGACTTCGAGATAGGCGATAGATGATCGCTGCATCCTCTAAAGTGCGCAACTGGTTGAGTGGCTTGATGGCCTTATGTAGATAAGATAAGACCAAAGTGCCCATCGTGTCGGTAAGTCCCGATGTAACATGGACGATGGCATCCTTGGCAATTTTAATGCCGGTGGATGGCCCCGACATTGCCCCAGTCATTTTTCCGGAAAGATTAAATCCCTTGTCGGAATACATGAAGTATTCGTTTTTAGTCTGGGTCAGAACCGCATCGGCTCCCCCCACCTGGGCTCCTCGAACCTGACGTTTGATGACTTCTCGTATTTTGCGTATCTTACGAGGATCAATCATTCTCAATTCTTGAATACCTTCGTCAGGTTTTTGTTCATCAATGATGGTGTGGATATAAAGACGACCATCAATATACCAACGTTTGATAATATCATAACCATGATGACGAAAATCTAATAATTCAATAACATCATCAAAGGCTTCTTCGATGGCGGTCTTGACGGTATCGTTTTGTTTAAGGTCGTCGAGGATGATCTTGACGGGAAAATTAGAGGCAATCATCTCATTACAGATTTCATCAACGGCATTGTCGATTTCGGGCTGTTGTGCCATATCCCGATAACGAGTGACAACTTCAGCTTCGGAACGTACCGTCCCGTCCAGGTCAATGAAGGTGCCAAAGACACCTCCGGCCGAAACAATAGTGGCCCCATCATCAACTTCGCGTGGAGCAAAACTGGGTGGTTCGGGTTTATCTTCTTTGCGCTTGAACAGCCAACCAAAAAGTTCGATCAATTTATTTCATTCCTATTTTTGTCGTTTACCTAACCACATCGCAAACATAAAGAATGGTATTGTGATAGCAAAATAAAGAATAAGATATTCCATCATTCACTATTTATGTTTTTATGGGTTAGGACATAAAAAAAACCCCCCAAGTGTGAGGGGGATTTTCTATTAGAATTGTAGTGTATTTTACGAAACGCGAGTTACGTTCAACGACCCAGCCGAAGCACCGCCTGGAACAGAAATAGATGCATTGGTTGCGGCAATGACGCTATCATTGAAGATACCGTTGCCGGGATCGTATGTTGCCTGAGAAACTTGTTGCTCATCGGGCTGACCAACCGAAGCAGGCTCCCACCAATCATAGGCAAAACGAATATCAAAGGTTTCAATTCGATTACCCTGGTCCCACGACAGCGCAATGTCTCCAACAATTACTGGAAACATGCCATAAAAATTATATTCTCGTAGTAGGGAACCATCTTTACCCCATTGGATGACCTTGGCCATGTCCACTTTATAGTCCTGGGGATTGGCACTACCTTCTTGGATGTTGGCGACCATCATGTTCATGCGGTTTGACCATGCCTCAAAGAAGTCACGCAAGTCAAAATCTTCATCATTTAGGATGGTGACGGCCCATGGCTCGAATGATCGCTCCCCGGCCAAATAGATGGCTCGACCAAAGTA